AAGAAGGCCAAGACGGAGTCTGGGAAGAAAATGAAGCGAGCGTAGGCGGTGTGAGTTCGACCCCGACGCTCCATTGTGCTGAATTGAAGTTGAACGGTCATGAAGGCTGAACAGGAGAAAGTGTATGGCTAAGCAAAAGGGGGTTCATCGCAAGAAGGCTAATGCCAAGAAGGTATCGACAGCTCAGATACAGGAACGGCGGATGAGAGTGGCTATGCTGCTGCTGGCACGAAACACATACAGGCAGATCGCCAGACAGCTTAAAGTATCTCTCGGTACGGTTGCGAGTGATGTTGAGGCTATGATGCAGGAGTGGCGGTCAGATTCGGTGGCTGCGATTGGAGAGGCAAAAGAGCTTGACCTACAGCATATAGCCATGATTATACGGGCACAACTTCCGGGAGTCATGCGTGGTGAGATACCGGCATCTGAAATGACATTGAAGGCTTTGACTCGTCGGGCTAAGATGCTAGGCTATGACGCGCCTGAACAGTTACAGGTCTTTGACGACAAGCTCACTGAGATTGAACAGATGACGCAGGAAGAGGTTGACGCAGAAATCAATAAACTAATGGCCGAACGTTTACAGGAACAGAATGCAGCAAGAAACCATCGAGCAAAGGCAACGAGACAACAAGCTGGTAAGACTGCTGGAGCAAGAAAGAAGACTGCGCGCAAGAAGTAGTCTAGAAGCCTTCTGCCGGTATATGCGGCCCGATATACAGCTTGGCCCTCCGCAGCTTCGTCTTATTGATGGGTTGAACAAAGTCACTTCCGGTGAAACCCAACGGCTCATGGTGTTCATGCAACCGCAGTCTGGCAAGTCAACTATCTGCACTCACGTATACCCCAACTTCCGACTCGGTAACGAACCAACCTTACAAATAACTCAGAGCGGATATGGAAACGAGTTAACTGTCATGCATAGCCGCTCAGCTCGGGATCTGTTCGTTTCACAGAAAATGCACGATATATTCCCGCACGTTCATCACGAGCCGGGTCGGGCTGGCCAGCGGATTATACCTGTAGAACGGCAGGCGGCACATATGTGGGGCACGACACAGGGGGGCCGATACTTTGCAGCGTCGAAACATTCAGGGATAGCCGGACATCCCTCGCAGTTGGCTCTTATTGACGATCCGCTGAAGGACTTCGAGGAGGCCGATAGTGCAACACAGAGAGAGAAAGACTGGCGGTGGTACTGGAATGAACTCGTACCCCGTCTGCATCCTGATAGTCCCGTTGTGCTGGACATGACACGGCGGCATCCAGACGATATAGCCGGCAGACTTCTAAAACAGGACAAAGAACTCGGAACGCATGAGTGGACTGTAATCTCGATCCCGGCGATATGGACGGATGCACAGGGGGTTGAGCACTCGTCGTGGCCTGGATGGTGGTCAATAGAAAAGCTGCAGCATCTTCGGAAACATATGTTACCGCGGGCATGGTCATCTCTGTATATGCAGTCGCCAGTACTGGCCGAAGGAGCTATCCTGAAGAGGGAGTGGTGGAAGAGACAGAACCGGTACGACTGGCATGATAAGGCTTTGATCAACCAATGTGTCAGCCGGGTAATTTCGTTCGATACGGCGTTCAAGGTCGGCATGGAAAACGACTATACGGCCTGGACTGTCGGGGAGCTTCTGCCAGACTACTCGTGCAATATCCGAGAGATAGGGCGGGTTAAGGTTGAGTTCACCGATCTCATGGCCCTTGTCATACGGCTGGCAAAAGAGTATAATTATGATGAGAAGCTGGACAGAATTCTGATTGAGGATGCAGCCAGCGGTCAGAGTCTTGTGCAGGTCCTGATGCGTCAAGCTCCCGGCTGGATACGCGGTCGAAACAGAATGGGGGAACCAATGATTCTTCCAGTGCCTGTTGACAAAGGTAAGACTCAGCGGCTACATGAAGCCTCAACGTGGTGTTATAATGGCCTTGTCCACCTCCCATTTCCTTGTCTGGAAGTACCGTGGTTGTACGATGCAGAAGAAGAACTGTTCGCCGTGCCGGGCGCTGAGAATGATGACCAAGCGGATTCGTTTTCACAGCTTCTCTGGTACTGGACAAACCACTTTGAGACTGCGTTGGGCATAAGCGGAATGAGGATCGCATAGATGTTGTCATTTATCACGCGGCTGACAGAACCTTTGGCATACCAGATAGGCTCACAGGCTTCGCTTCTGACGCCAATGACGAATCGGCAGGCCTGCGAGTTGCTGGAACTGTACTACTCAAGTAATGGGCTATACCTCGAACAAGGCGGGGTTGAGATCATTCTGCCTGAGTATAACCCGACATTCAGGGTAGTAGAATTCTATGCGGCGACCCTGTGGCCGGGTAAATTGGACGTAGCGTTTCCATTGGAGGCCGATGACGAGCGGGTATTCGAGCCTATTGAACAGATATGGAAGTGGTCGAACTGGGCACAGAAGAAACAGGTTGCGGCCCGGCAATGCCCTATGCAGGGCGATCTGTTTGTGAAAGCGGCGCATAACGGGACAGAGATTGAGGATGCTGACAAAGTATATATGCAGATTATCCCATCGCGGAATGTGTCAGACGTCGAGGTTGACCATCAGGGGAACATTATATACATCCGGATTGACGTGCCTGAAACTCTCGATGACGGTGGAACTCGATGGACAACGGAAGTGTGGAGCAAAGCGCGGGAAGACGTTCGGGTTTGGGTACATAACCGAAGCTATTCAACAGACTTGGAGGAATTGGGCCGCCCGGAGACGACGAGTTTTGATGATATGCCTGTTGACTTCATCCCGATTTGGAAGGCTCCGTTCATCGACACGGGCGACGTCTACGGCGGTGCAGCGATATGGCCCGTTATCCAGAAGATTGATATGCTGAACCGGGACGCTTCCCGGCTCTCGCAGATCATGAATCGGTACGGGGAACCTATCTGGGCTGTAAGCGCCAACCAGGTCGACAACAGCGGGCGACCTATGTCAGCTCCCCGGATGCGCGTTGACAGTATAAGTGACCTTAGTGAAAACCAGACGGCTATCCCCGTTGGTGGCGTTGTAGGGTTGCCTGGAGCCGCAGACTTGAAGCTACTCATACCGCAGATAGATTGGGACGCGTATCTGAAAAAGGTTGAGATGAAACTGCGGGAGATTCAGCAGGACTTACCCGAGATGGGATACTGGCAGTCAATGGAGATACCGGGTTCGGGCCAGACAGGTGTCGCCATTGAAAAACTTATGACACCGGCAATTGGTCGATGCAAGGAGACACGGGGAAATACGGAACCCATGTTGCAACGGGCCGAGGCTGGCGCATTGACAATGGCTCAGAACCTACAACTGCCGGGATTCGAGGCTGGCAAGATAGGTACATACGAGGCTGGCGATTTCGAGCATACGTATGCAGATCGTAACGTGTTACCGAAATCTGACAAGGAAAAGGCCGACACGACGAAGACAATGACTGAGGCTGGAATGAACCTGCGGTTTGCAGCACATAAAATGTACGGCTGGGACGATGAAGAGATGGAGGGTATTATGGCGGCTGTCGGGGACACGTCGGCTGTCCAGCAGCAGGTGCAGGCACAAACAGAGGAGGTGTTGAACCAGGAGCCTATTCTGCGCGTTATCGAGAGCACAGTTGACAAACTGGAATCGTTGGGCGTTGAGCGGGTATTGAACAGTGACCAGCTCACAGGCGTAATTGCGACAGCGCTTGCCAAACGGCAGGCCGAGGAGACAGGAACGTGAAAAAGATAGCTGAACAGGTCTGGAGGCGAAAATATAGTTCTACAGAGCATTTGCTTGGAGCCCATATAACCCACACGGTTATCCCCCAAAAACCCGGTCTGTGGCAACCTCGACTGTTCAGGGTGATAGAATGCTGGGTGATCAACCGGATACTGCGGCCTCCTGTGCGGGGGCTGACAAGAATGGTGAGGAGACTGAACAGGGAGACTGAATGATGAAAGCCAATGACATGTACAAGGCCGGGTGTACGTTGACGGGATGCGGATGTCTGCTAATACTGGGGGCGCCGTTCATTCTTGGGCTGATAGCGTGGGTCTGCTCCATGCTGGGGATCGGGTGAATGCCTAGACTACCGAAGCAGATCATAATCGGAGCGCATACATATACACTGCTGTTACGCAAAAGAGTGTTTCATAAGCTCAAAGGGAAGCGACGCCGTCGTGAGAGAAAACGGTCAACACAATGTGATGGTCTGATTGATTATGACAAAGAGATAATCTATCTCGATAAGAAGTTCATTGGTCCGAACAAATATCTTGTCCTCTGGCATGAAGTCTTTCACGGCATAACCGCCGCTGCCGGATGGAAATATAATGAGCAAGAGACTGAGGAACTGTCGAAGATACTCGTCCAGGTCTTGATGGACAATCCGGGGATCATCCCGCCACCGAGGAGACGACATGCCTGACTCTGTGTCAGACGCTGCGTTCGCGGCTGAGGTCGAGGCTATGTTAGCAGCGTCCGAACTCGGCCAGATGTTGGCAGCCGACACCGTCGCGTTCCGCACATACTCAAACTATCTCGTCGATGAAGCTATCCGAATGCGAGCGACGCTTGACTCTGAACTGTACATGCAGATTCGGGATGGAATGACGCGAGATGTATCCCCAGAAGCTATTGCCAATGCACGAGCACTTGCTAGCCGGAACTCCGCGACTCTGGCAAAAAACCTCGTACAGACAGAACTCGGGGCCCAGTGGCAAGTTATTGATAGCGGGATGGGGGATGTCATTGCCGAGGGGCTGGCTGGGACTGGCAAATATACGGGGCTGGAGGGGCCACAGGCCATTGCTCGGCGACTGACACAGGTCAAGAGTCTAAACTCTAATCAACTGAAAACGTTGGCGAAGAAACAGGCTGAGTTTGAGACGGCTGGGCTGACAGGTGAGGCCCTAGAGAAAGCTGTCTCGAGAGAGAGTCGGAAGCTGCTGGCAAAGAGGAAACTGTTGATTGCGAGGGAGGAGACGCGGAAAGCCCTGTCTCAGACGAAACATCAGAGCGCGTTTAACGAGGGGGCGCAGTACAAGTGATGTCTGTCGTCAGGCA